ATTCTCGATCATCAACTGTTGAGTTACGGGTATGTCATACAAACGAGCCACAAGCTCACGTGTGCGCATAGGAACTGGCCGATTCAACAAAGAAACCAATTTGGATTCGGCAGCAGTCAACAACACATCGCGTTCCCAGGTGTTATAAGCTAAAGACTGAGAAATGAATGACATCATTTTGGCATTCACAGCACCAGTGACTCGTAGGCCATAACGCGCAAGCGCGTACAAAACAGGACAGCGATGATACTGATACGCCAGCGACATCGACTTGGCGCACAGCAACATCAACCGTCGTTCTTTATCTGAAAACACGGCCTGACCACCCGACCACCCAAAGCCAACGAGCTCGGGCCAAGGATTCGTCACATTAACTTTGTCCTCCGGATCGAAAACCATTCCACAAAAAGAAGCCTCCGCAATATCGTGTACGGACTCCAACTTGATCTTGAAGCCAGCGCGAGCGAAGACAGTGGTATCTAGTTTCGGGACCACTTCCGGCGGCACAGCAGTGATTCCATCATCACCCTCAACTGCAAGCCGCATAGCCGACAGATCCAAATGATCACGTAACATATATGTCAGCAAGACAAAGTTCGACCACGTATTACCCAGGGAAGTGCACATTTGCCCGGATAACCTGCGACCTTTCACGTCGATCTTGACGTCCTTGTAATAAATCGTCTTCCACCCACAACAGCAACGTTCATATACAAGCATTGTCCGAAGTTGCTTAGGACAGTTTCGCAACATGAACTTATACATCGGAAATTCGAGCGAAGCTTGGCCTTCGGGACTAAACCCGGCCTCAAATGACGAAAAATCAGTCAATAATTTGATCCAGCCAGCACGCTCGACATTCTCCAACATATAATTGGGGCGGTCGACAACGGGAATGTGCTTGACGAAGGACTGAAGACGGTACACAATAAGCTCAATGGCTTTAAACAATGGACCCATCATCACTTTAACTTCATCAGACTCAGGATGAATGCCACGGGGAATCTTCCACTCTTCATAACACTCATCTTTCACAAACCCTTTAGCTTCATAATTAGCCCGGAGCCATTTATCGAGGTCGCCTAACTCCAGGACCATGCGACGTGCCTTCTCCAACGGGTCTTGCCGCCGCGACAGTGGAT